ACAGAAAGCTGCAAGAAGAGTTGTATTTGTTCCAATAACTTGCAAAAGAGTAGCTGCTAGTGTTACTGGATCCAACTCTGCATCAATCTTTTCTAATACTAGATTAAGATTGTCATTAGTGTTAACACCTGTATTTGGTAGGTTTGGACCATTATAGCAAATTAAATTTGTTGATATTGGATAGCCAGCAAACCATCCGTTGTTACACTTCTTTGGATATACAGTGTTGACAACCAATGGATTGCAAGGTGAACCTGGAAGACATGCCATTTATGTTAAGTTTATAAATTAAGGAATGTACATAATGTAATAACAAGCAAGAACAGGCTGAATATTACTGTGAGCACCACCAGTACCAGCAGTGGCATTTGTAACGCTAATTCCTGTAGTGCTAGAACTTGACAAACCTAAAATTGCTGCTGTAATTACAGAAGAACGCATTGCATATTCTTCTTGTGTAGAGCCAAATGTGCTTTCTTTTGCAACACTTGTTGTATTTGTTGGAAGAACACCAGTTGTATCAACAACGTCTGCTAATGTAAAATGAGTGTGTTCAGGGTCTGTTACACTAGCTACGTGCGTGTGTGAAGGTATTTGAGAAGTGTTAAGTGTCACAGTGTTAGCACCAGATGTTCCTAGAAGAGCATAGTTGGGGTTTGTAGGAGTTGCTGGATCCACTACTGAATTCATAGCACCACCACCTATACCAACAATAACGCCTACAGGAACTCTACCACGCTTATCAGGTGTTCCATTTAATCCATTACATAGGTATATTTTGTCCCAATCGTTTAGTCCTGCACCTGTTACATCAAAGTTTCCTGTAAGGGATCCGTAGTATTCAACCACTGTATAAGGAACCATTCTAGTATAATACTGTACACCAGATGTGCTTGTGCTAGCAATGTAAGCAGCAATCAAACTGTTAAGGTCTGCAAGCTTTACATAGTTAGTATCAACATCTAAAGCAAGAGCTGCAAGATCTACATCTAAATCACAAAGCTTTGTAATAACTGCTTGAAGAACAGCATGTGTATCTGAAGTGGATGTAACTCCTGTTAAACAGTCTACATCATAGTCAGCGTTCAATATAACTAGGTCAGCAACTATAGCATCAACTTGTTCCTGTAGATCACAAGCAGCCTTGATGAGAGCTGTTATGTAGTCATTTAATGTAAACTCACCACAATCAGGAAGGTATTGTTGAACAACATTACAGATGATCAAAGGGTCAACAATAGGTTTAATTCCTATACCATTGAGAGTAGATGTAAGAAACTCTATCAAAGAAGCTTCTACAAGTGAGAGAGAATCTCCTGATAGAATACCTAGAACAGGTACATCTAATCCTGTATATCTCACACACCTATCTGAGACAATCTCAGTGCATCCATTGTAACAATTTGAACAGGCCATCTTTATAATTTATTTATTTATTAATAGTTTAACTCTACTAGCTATTTGTTCTACAGAAAAGCATCCTGCATACTCTGGGCTACAATACTTATAAGTTAGTATCCTTTTGTAATTTAAAAGATCCCAAATCACTGTTCCTAGAACAGGCCAATTTAATTCATAAACAATATTATTATATTCATTATTGGCTAGATCTGTAAGCTTGCAATCAATATCTGCAAGTAAAACAGGAACACTAGAACAATCCACACAATTTGTAAGTCTTGGATATAACATTCTTTATTCTTTTATTAGCTTGTTTAATAGCATTATTGCAAGCTGAACATAGACCGTTTATCAACTGACATCCACATCCAACCTTAATACCGCAGTTTCTACAGTTTGCCATATTAATAGAAATTGTTTACATAGTTATTACCATAGCAATTACACTTGTTTGCTATGAATTGGTTTAACATCCTATTTGCTTGATTGTACAGCTTGTTAGCTGTAGCAATAGCACAATTATTTGCAGCAGCAATAGATCCTTGTATAAAGAAATATATACTGTTTAGCTCTACCATCTGTTGTTTCCTAATAGCTGCATCACATTCCATCATATCAAGTTTCATGAATGCACTATCAAACTTCTCTTGAAGTTGGTCAACACGCATTATTGTTTTCTGTACAAAGTTCTGATATGCAGGAGTAACAGAGTATTTAATATAATAAATCCCATCAGGAAGTGGTAACAAAGCGCTACCAATTGGAGTTAGTCCTAATGAAGCAGTAGTGTAAATATTGAAGTCATTTATGTTAAATGGAAGGCTGACTACACCAAATCCTGGAACATCTATTTCTATTGTAGGAGAGCTAACTGGAGGGGCAGCTGGATAAGTTGATGCATCAGCAATACCCAAAGTTTGTACATTATATGTAGGAATTACTAAAAAGTCTAATTTCAAGTCTGCCATATTCTTCTAAATAAATAAGCCAGAGGATTTGAGAAGATCCTCTCACCTCTGGCTTAGGTTATATGATATTGTTTCTACTACTTCTTACTAAGGAATAAGAGTGGTAGTGCTTGAAGTAGTAGGCCAAATAGTGGTGGTTGTAGATGTAGTGCTTACACAAGCATTATCATCAACAACTGTACCAAGACCTGCCTCAAGAACAGCTTCAATTGCAGCACTCAAAGCTTGAGGAGCAGCAATTATCACCATGCTATCTTCATAAATATAATCTCCCCACTGATAAGCAGATTTGTCATATTCGTTGAATTTGATGTAATAGGTATCATAGGTAGTACCATCAGTTACCCAAGACTCAAAATTCCCGTTATAACCTGCCATTCTGTAAAGGTGCTTCAAGTAACCTGCTTGATAGCTGTAGAAGTTCTTTTCGAGCTGGATAATCTCATCAGAAGTACCTGAAGGATAAGAAGCACGTTGAGTAACTTGAGCATCAGCAACAATGTTACAAGCATCTGCTACGATGAAATCAGCTGTAGTAGCTGGACCACTGTAAACAAATGTTCTGAAATACATTCTGTCATACTCCCAAGGGAATGCAGCAACATCACAAGGCTGACCATACTTGGTAAGAGGCTTACCAGAGATACGAAGGATAGCACTTGCATCGTTACCAATTCTTTGGAATTGATAGAAATCGTTAAAGTTGATGTTATCAGGGTTGTTACCAGGAGCTTGGAGAGTCAATTGAAAAATAAACTGATCAATCAAAGCTGGTACATCAACATTAGTACAAGGATCACCACCACACTCACAACAAGGAGCTTGAACTGTTACAGAGCGAGTGAAACCATTGAAATACAATGTATCAAGGTAAGAAGAATGTGCACGAAGTGTAAGTGTTACAATATCACCACACTGTACATTCCAACCAGATACATCAGTTACTTGATTAGCAGGAAGAGGACAACCAGTCACCTTGTACCACTCAGTAACATTAGATTTACAAGTACTCTCAACACAGCCAGCGATCTTGTCAGAACGCTTTGAACCTTGAAGATATGTGTTTGTTCTACCTTGAGCTAAATAAAAGTATGGTTTAGCAGCGATGTTACCAGCGTTTGCAACACTGTAATCACTCCTAAAAATACCAAATTGACCTGCGGTCAAGTCTTGCGTAGAACCAGAGCTAGGTAGAGAGTTTCCTACTGGAACCACGAAGAGCGTAGTTAATGAAAAATCAGCCATTTTATGCTATTTTAATGATTAAAAAACTTATTCGTTTGTCTGTATCCTATATATTGAATTTTGGACCGCAGACTGATTTTCGGTGTACATTGCAAGGTTTTGAACTGTCAAGTCTAGAAGTTCATCCTCTAGATATGTTTCAAGTTCGCAGTCTTGATCGAATGATGGTTCGCCATCAAGCATTATGTATCCTTCTTTATTAATATACTGAGGATACCTCATGTACATTAAATATATTTTAGTTGGTGTAAATGTACCATCTGTAAAAATACTCACTTCATCAGATGATAGAAAATTAAATGTTTCTTGATATTCAAAAGATGGCCTATAGTGATCATTGTTCAAAATGAACTGTAAGTCACCATGCTTTGCCAAATCTCTATTAACCCATATTATTCTATCCTTACATCTACCCTTGTCAGCTAATATGTAACTATCTAAATAGAACATATATTTAGGAACAAGAGTATGTAAAGAAGCAAACCATTGATTAACTTCTACATTCTTTAGTTTAAGATCCAGAGGCTGGTGGTTATAAGTTTCCACCAGGCTCTGAAGATCTTCATATCTTTTTTTAAAGGCATCAAGTCCTAAGCCAGAAACTGTACTTATACCATCAACCTTTTGTTTAATTAGCTTTATCTGAGCCTCGTTAAGGGCAAGTATTTTGTCCTCTAGAGCAATCTGCTGATGTTCGTTGGTTGATAATTTATTTAGTTTCTGATCTATCTTGTACAACAAACTATCTACAGGTATCATACAGAAGCTAATTTTTTACTTTTTAATTTTTGTTCTATAGTAAGAAGGTGATCTTGATTATCTTCATCTGCAAGGAACTTTACCAATTCTTCCTCATCAATTGCCACTTCATACTCACCTTCGTATATTCTTCCATTAGGTTTTGCTCTATATATGGAATGTGTTAAGGCTTGTTTAACTAAGTCTTTAATATGGAGTAAGTTTTCCTTCATGTCTGCAAATCTTCCAAATATCTCAACTGGGTTGAGACCTTGGTATTTACCATTCTTGAATTCTGTTTGTTTGAGGAGATTGTCAACTTGATTGTACACAGATTCTTCTTTTGTATCTTCTGAAACTGGTAAACCTAGTAAACGAGCAACCTTTCTCTTTTTCTCAGGAGTCATAGAATCAAACTTAATAATAGCTTTATTGATAAGTTGTTTCTTCTTAAACATCACTGCATTTTCAATATCTTCATCAGCTACATAAAACTGAGTTTCTGCTGGAAACTCACCACGCTCCCAAGCTTGATAAGAGCTTGCAATTGTTGGATGAACACGTAACCATGCAAAAGCTAGTTCCTGTAGAGGAGCTGAAAAATCAAAATAATTATCTCCATCTACAAGTTTTACTGGCTGCACATGCAATACATCATCTGTAGAAGTTGAGAGTCCATAGTTCCAAAATTTAGAACGTGGTCCAAGATCAACTCCTCCAAGAGCATCTTGAAGTTTATCACAAAGAACTGTTACACGTTCAAGTTCAATTTCTCTTTCAGTGGAATCAC